GTCTTGAGGCGGGGGGCATTTTTTGCCGACCCGCCCCTAGGGGGGGGTTAAAAAATATCAATAAAATTGAACTATTTTAATGTAATTTAATTTCGTTGATATTTTTTAAGGTATAAAATATATACCCATTGCCTTATCGTCTATGCCTTCCTGCTTTTTCTTTTTGCCGAAGCGGAAGCGCTCGGCGTTCTCCTCGTATGTCTTTTTGGCGTGGCAGCTATGGCATAAGGGCTGCCAGTTGGTAGAGTCCCAAAAAATTTTTTTATCGCCTTTATGCGGGCGTATGTGGTCGACGTCTGTCGCTGGAGCTCCGCAGATCGCGCATAGCGGGTGGCGTATTATGTAGGCCTTGCGAGCTCTTACCCATGCTGAGTCGTACCCTCGCTGCGCTGCGGTTCCGCGTCTGCGGTTCCGTTCGCGCTCGGCTTCCTTGCGGGCTTCCTGCTGCTTGGCCTTCTCTGCTTCCCGGCGGGCTTCCCATTCTGCCTGGTGCTTCTCGCAGTAGCTGCCGCCGGGCATCGCCCAGGCTTGGCACCCTGCGTGAGCGCACGGGCGCTTAGGTCGTACGGTGGCCATGTTATTTCTCCGTGAGCTGCTGGAGGTTTAAGCGCTTAGCGCGGGATGACTTCTTTGCGGTCTCGCGTAAGTACTTTATGGCATCCAGGTTAGGCGGCAGCCTGCGGCGTATAAGCCGGCTCATGCCGTTCTCGTCCTTGCCGACCTCCTCGGCGTATGCCTGCCCGGTCGCAAGCTTAAAAAGCGCCTCGTCCAGCGCCTGCTCTCTCTGCTCGTCGGTCATCGGTTCCATGGCTATATCCTCTAAAAAGGCCGCCGTCTAGTCCGGGCTCTGCTGAGCTCCCGCACGGCGGCTCTATCTACGTGGCGACGGTCTGCCGTTAGTCGGTAGTGGTAGAACCGGCAATACTTAAGGTAGCAGTCCAGATGGTGACCGGCTGAGGTACGTCGCGGACGGTGTTAAGATCGACGTCTACGCTGAGAACCTGCTCGCCGGAGGTGAGGGCGTCGTCTCCGGTGTAGCTGTCACTCATAAAGGTGTTGATGGCGGTTTCGAGTTCCGCGAGCGTGCCAGCCTGGATAAGCTTTACGCGGTCTAAGTAGTTGTTTAAGGTTGTAGCCATTTCTGGTCTCCTATGGTGCGTATGAGCTTACGCTCGCCTTAATTCGGCCTTGCGGCCGGTCTGCTGTTCCCAGCGTGCGACTATAGCGTCGCAGTACTTAGGATCAAGCTCTAATAATCGCGCCTTCCTTCCCAGCTGCTCGCAGGCCATAATCGTTGTGCCGGAGCCTCCGAAGGTATCGAGTACAATTTCGCCCTTCCTGCTGGAGTTGATCACCAGTCTAGCGAATAGCTTAACCGGTTTCATTGTCGGGTGTATATCCGAGCGGACGGGCTTATCCTCGCGCAAAACCGTAGTAGGTACCGGGTCGCGGTTCAGTAGCTCGCGGCATAGCTGCTGGAGCTCTGCCTTGCTCATGCCCTTTATGTCGACCGAGTCCTCGATCACTGTGGTCTCGTTCCGCGCCTCTGTAAAGTACCGGGTCGCACCGTCCTTTACGCCGTATATGCAGGGCTCATGCTTCTGCTGGTAGTCTCGGCGGCCTAGTACCAGCGTATTTTTTACCCAGATCAGAACCTGGCGGGGCTTCCAGCCGGGCGTAGCTTCTACGGCCTTATAAAAGTTTATGGTCTCAAGGTCTGGATGCCACAAGTATATAGCAGCGCCCTTTTTTAGTACGGTATTCGCAGCCGCGAAGGCGTCCCGCAAAAATGCGTAAAAATCCGCGGAGCTCATGCTGTCGTTCTCAATGGTCATGCCGTTCTGTCCCTCGTACGCAACGTTGTACGGAGGATCGGTCACCAGCAGGTCGGCAAGTTCCCCCCCATTAACCGCGCTACGTCCTCCGGCTTCGTGCTGTCTCCGCATAGTAGCTTATGGTCGCCCAGGATGTAGAGATCTCCGGGCTGGGTCTGCGGTTCTTCCGTCTCGTCTACCTCCGGCGCCTCGTCCTCGGTGACGTCCTCCAGGCTGTCGAGCTCCTCATCCGTGAAGTAGTCGCTCATATCGATCCCCGCTTCCGCGAGCTGGTCAAGCTCGGCCTGTAGCGGTTCGTCGTCCCAGGTGGAGATCTCCGCGACGCGGTTATCCGCCAGGCGGAAGGCCTGCACCTGCGCCGGCGTGAGGTGATCGGCTATTATGCAGGGTACCGTCTCGAGCCCGAGCTTGATCGCGGCCAGTCTGCGGGTGTGTCCGGTGATGATGACGCGGTCTTTATCGAGCACGATCGGTACGTTAAAACCGAAGGCGGCTATGCTGGAGGCTACGGCGTCGACCGCGTCCTCGTTGTGGCGCGGGTTATTGACGTACGGTATGAGCTGATCGGTCTTGAGGTTTATTATATTCATGCTTCGCCTGCTAAATACTGTTTATACTCGGCCTGCCTGCGATTCACCAGTCCCTGCGAGATCTTTTTCTCGCCGGTGGCGCGGTCGGTTGCGAATTTCCATTTCAGAAATTGCGCCGCGCAGCCTTTCGCGGGAGCTCCGGCTTTGAGCATCCGGCGGAGGGTAGATCGTGAGTAGTTAAGCGTGCCTATGTTGAAGATAAGGCTCGCCAGGGCGTCGTACTGGTTCTGCTTAAGTCCGCGGTAACCTTCGCGGCTTAAAAATTGTTCTATCGGCTGGAGGTCGGCGGCTAGGAAGGCCTGCGCCTGCTCCTGGGTGATTACCATGCCGGCGGTGACGCCGCTGGTATGTCCCCATCCTATCGTCCATACGCCTGCCTGGCATTTATACGCCTTAAGGCGGAGCTCCTCGCGCTGCTGTATAGCGCGTATACCGTCGGGGCTGATCTTAATCTCTGGCATCCTTCTCCTCCTTTCCGCGGGTGAGTAAGTTTTTAATCTTGAGCCGGATGAGCTCCTTTGTCTCGCCTACTCCGTAAAAACCTACAAAAGACCCGACGGCCACCGCTGCTTCCTGCGGTACTGTCGGGAATACTGAGGTTATACCGTAAAAAATGCCGGTGCTTAGCAGTGAGCATAACACCGCGCCCGTGAGCCGGTCAAGGTATGACCGCTCGCGGCTGCTTAATAGTGAGATCAAAAAAGCAAAAACTGCGCCGGCAATCACCAGCGCGTTATCTTCCAGCCATCCGAGTATCTTTTCCATGCCGCTCTCCCCTCTTTTGAACTGTTGCAAAATTTGCAGCAGTTGGCGCTTTCTCCCCTCTGCTTTCCGGTATTTGTATTATACCATCCAGGCGCTCCGTCGTGGCGGGAGGCGTGGCTTTTTTATCGGTTCCGGGTCTGTTACCTGTTACCTGTTACCTTTACGTGAAAAAAAGTTCTTTTATTCCCCCCTCCTCTCCTTTATATATATTAATATTTTTATTATTTTTATTAATAATATAAAGGTAACAAAGGTAACAGAGTACCCCCGCGCTTTATTTTTCAAGGGCTCGGCAGTGTTACCCAAACCTGTTACCTTTGTATACCTTTATGGGTAAAAGGTAACAGTTTTTAGGCATTTTGTACTATTTTTACTAACTCATACAATCTATATATGTTTTATAGGTTTTTATTTTTGTTACCTGTTAGGTAACAATATAAAGGTAACAAAGGTAAAAAAAGGCGCCTCGCGGCGCCCTAAAGGTAACAGTAAAAAAGGCCTATTTTTTGAGCCAGCACTTGACTAGGCGGTTCCCCTGGTTCTTAAGTCGGGTCGGCGCGTACCGGTAGCCCAGCGCCTGCATGATCTCGCTGAGGCGTCCGAGGTCGTCGCGCTTGACCTGCTTATCGTCGAAGCCCAGCGCCAGGGATAGGATGGTGCGGCTCTGGAGTGCCGGGCGTTCCTCCTCGCTCATCTTTGCTATGGAGTCGAGCCAGTCGCTCACCGCGCTCTCCCATGAGTCCGGGAGGACGTACTGCTCGTTTAGGTATTCGGTCAAGGCTTCCACGTCCTGGTGGAGCTTAAGGCCGCCGTACTGCTTATATATCTCTTTACCCTCCGCCCACAATTGCAGCAGGTCGTCGCGTACGCTCTCGGCGTTGAACTTGCCGACCTCGACCGGCGCGTATCGGCGGTTACCGGTGCGGTCTTGCAGGAATGCCGTGTTATTGGTAGTCATCACGAATAAGCAGCGGCGCGTTACGGTGCGCTGGTCGCTGGAATATAGCGGGCGGTAGGTGTCGGCGTCTATAGTTAGGAAGGCTTTTATTTCCTCGAGCTTGCGCTTACCGAAGCCGACCATCTCCGGAAATTCCGCCAGTACTCGCCCGCCCATCCTCATGCTGAGTTCTGCGGCGTTGAGATTGAAGTTTAGCTCTGTATGGAATTCCGGACGCAGCGCTAAGGCCTTTATGAATTTTGTCTTGTTCGCGCCCTGGGCTCCAATCAGTACCAGTGATATATCCGCTTTTATCGGCTGAGGCTTCGCGGCTCTGCGCCACAAAAGCCCCCAAAAGTAGCGCCCGACCGCGCGCGTGTATTCGTTATCTGCCGCGCCGCAGTATGTAGCCAGGAAGCGCTCCGCCCTCGGTACTCCGTCCCATGCCGGCAGGGTGCGCTCGAGGTACTCGCTCATAGTGTCTACCTGGTTGCGCGCCGCGGTGAGCTTGACGCAGTCTGCGATCAGTTCCTTGCTTACCCGTCCCGGCTTAAACCCGAAGGCCTCCAGGGCGATCCGTAGCTCGAGATTTTTCTCCTCCCGGAAATCCTCCCAGGCGTCCGCGCTGGTATCTCGGGCTACTACTCGCCCACGGAATGTATCATACGCTATTTGGAAGCCGGCGATCTCGGGGTCGCTGATGGCGAGGCTCACCGAAGTGGCGCAGGGGTCGACGTAGCCGGTACGCTCGTTCCGGTATGCCATGAGCTGCTCGCTGGCGGTCGGTTCCGGTGCCTCCGGAGCCGTTCCGGGTTCCGCGGTTCTTCTCTCGTCCGGGAAGGCTTCCGCGGTGGTCTCCTGGTATCCGGCAGCGCGGGCCCATGCCAGGAATTCCGGCAGCCCTCGGCCGGCGCAGTGAGCGTGCAGGCATTTAAAACCGCCCTGGGCGTAGCCGTTGCTGCCGACCGGAAAGTATACGGTTTCCGCGGTTCCGGTGCTCGCTGTGTGCTCGTTCTCCCATGGGCACTGTATATATAGCTCTCCGTTCCGGCCTTCTCCGCGTACGCGTCCGGTAGCTCTGAGCCAGTCGGCGAGCTTATCCGGAGCCGCGAAGGTTTCCCCGCGCTGGCGCTGGCGTGGTGCTGCGACCTCTGTGGATGTCTTGCCGTAAAAAAGTTGTACCTGCTGCAGGAAGGCGTCGAAGTCTGCCGCGGTGATTTCTGCGGGTACGATGCCGGCCGTCCAGCTGTAGCGCTTCCCGCTCGGGTGAGTTCCTGCGCAGACTAGCTGCTGACCGGTTCCGAGTATCTCCAGCACCTCGCGCTTCTCCCCTTCGGTTCCGACTAGCTCGTATATGCGCTTAGGCTCGGGGGCGTCTCTGTCGGTGAGGTGCACCAGTGTAGCCCACCGGGCGGTTCCGCGCTGGCGCTTGGTGAATTCCTGCGGGTTGATGTGGCAGGTGTTAATAAATAGCTGCTCTATGCCGGCGGCGAGTGCGGGCTCGCTGACGTCGCAGTCTATAGCCAGCAGGCCATCATGACCGGTACGTACGCAGGCGCCCAGGTCGGGATCTCTGCTCCAGGCGTCCAGCTGCTGCGGTGTGGTCTCCGGCGCGGTAGTCCATCCGGTGATGCCTATAATCTCGCCGCGGCGGTTCTTTACGCTGGGAGTTTTCCCTGGTGACTTGAGGGAGCTCTGCGGGCTGATCTTAAGGTTGAGGTTACTCACGACCGGTAGAGTCCAGCGGGCGAGTATATCCTGGCTGGCCAGCCACGCCCATTCGTGCGGTGTGGCTCCTGCTCTCGTAGTTGTTTCCATTGGTTAGTTCCTTATATAGTCCTGGTATGTGCTAAGTAATCGCGCGTATGTGCTGAGGCTCGGGCTCCCGGTCGCGCCGGTGCGTATGCGGCAGACGCTGGATATATGTAGCCCGCTTTTTTCCGCGATCTCTCTGTCTGAGATTCCGCGCCTCCGGAGCTCCAGCACCATCTCTGAAGGGTGGGCGAGCTCTGTTTTTTCCTTTTTTCTGCTCATCGCTTTCTCCTTGTTATTGCAAGCTTGCAATTATTATATAAGATAATAGCCTATTTTTGGCGCCCTTCCGGGGCGTAAAATAATTTTTGTGACGCGCCGCTTAAATTTTATTATTGCGCGCTTGCAATTTCTAACTATTGTTATTATTCTTATAAGTGCGCCGTCGCTCCGGTCTGACCGGTACGGCGGCGGGATTCCGTTTTTATGTTTAAGGATTATTTTTATGTTAGAACAAACAATAAATGATCATACCCTGGCAGTGCGCGAGCTTACCGCAGCAGTGCGCGAGCTTACCGCAGGCGTGCAGGCTCTCGTAGCTCTCCAGCAGTCCGCCCTCCCTGGTGCTCCGGCAGCATCTGCTACTGCCTCCGCTCCTTCCTTCTCTACCGTACCACCTGCCGCTTACGGCCCCGCCGGAGCTTCCGAAGCTGCCGCCGCAGTAGCCGCAGCCGACGCCCTCTCCGGCGCTTCTGCCTCCTGCGTTATTATGGACGCCTTACCCTCCGCGGCTTCTGCGCCTGCTGAGGCACCAGCGTCCGCTCCTGCTCCCGTTACCGCGGGAACCGTGGAAGCGCCAGCTCCTGCTCCAGCTTCTCAACCGGCGCCCGTTGCCGTTGCAGTTACTGCCGCGGAACCTGCCGCCCCAATAACTCCGGAGGCTCTCCGCGCGTTATGTATTCGCGCAGGCCAGGCAGGGCACACCGCATACGTGGTTGACTTCCTGCGTACCCGTGGCGTGCAGATGCTGGCGGATCTTCCTGCTAAGTATCACGCCGAGCTCGTCGAGTCTCTCGCAGCTATGGGGGTGAATTAGTATGCCTGGTTTAACTGCTGGTAAGCATGCGCTGCTTTCCCCTTCCAGTGCCGCGCGCTGGATGCGCTGTCCGGCTTCCGTGGTCGTTACCCGTGATATGCCGGAGGATTCCAGCCCGTACGCCATCGAGGGTACCTGCGCCCACCGTCTCGCTGAGCTCCTGCTTAATGGCGCCGACGGCTTCCCTGCCGATGAGGCTGCGAAGGTTATCGCCGCAGGCGTTGACCCCGATTCTCTGGTGGAGCCCGTACGCGTGTACGTTGATTACGTGCGCAGCCTGGGCTCCGAAATCGTGACCGAGGTTAGCCTGGATATATCCCTTATTACTAAGGAACCGGAAGCCCGCGGAACCTCTGACGCTGTTGTGTTTTCCGAGGGCGTGCTGCATGTCTGCGACCTCAAGTATGGGAAGGGCGAGCCAGTGAGCGCGGATGGAAACCCGCAGCTTGCTATATATGCAGGTGCCGCCCTGGCTGCTTTCGACTTCCTTGGTGAAATCCGCGAGGTGTGTATGCACATCGTGCAGCCGCGCCTTAATTCCATCTCGGTCTGGCGTGTCTCCGTGGATGAGCTCATGGCGTTCCTGGCCGATGTGACCCGCGCCGGTGCGCAGTGCCTCCGCCTGCTGGATGAGAACCGGGATCCGGATACTGTTCCGGCTGAGTTCTTCCAGCCTTGCGCGAAGGCCTGCCGCTTCTGCCGTCACCGCGGCAAGTGTGCCGCCCTGGCGAAGTATGCGCTAAGTGTGGCAGGGCTGGATCTTCCGGCTCCGCTCAAGGCGTCGCTGGATGTGCAGCAGCTCGCGTATATACTCGACCGGATCGGGCTTATTAAGTCCTGGATGGGCGAGGTGGAAGCCGCAGCTCATGCCGCTCTTATGGAGGGTCGCGAGGTTCCCGGCTATAAGCTGGTGGAAGGTCGCGCCGGTTCCCGTAAATGGACTGATGAGTCGAAGGCTGAAAAGCTGCTCAAGGCGTGGAAGGTTCCGGCAGATTTCCGGTACGTGAAATCGCTCATATCCCCTACGCAGGCTGAAAAGCTGCTCAAGCTCAAGACCTTGACCGATGAGCAGTGGGCCGAGCTCTGCGGGTATGTCTCCCGCGAGCCTGGCAAGCCGACGGTAGTTCCGGCGAGCGATAAGCGTCCCGCTATATCCGGCAGGCCGGCTGCTGAGGATTTCCCCGATGAGTCTGCCGCTAAGTAGTTTACTTTTATGTTTATGGAGTTTATATAATGGCTAAAAAAACCGAACGTGTATTTATTCGAGGCGCCCGCCTCTCCTTCCCTGCTCTCGATGAGCCTCGCGCTACCATGGCCGGAGGTAACGACCTCAAATACCAGGCTACTTTTTTACTTGAGCCTAGTAACCCGAGCCTCCAGCAGGTACGCGCCGCGCTGATGTCTGTGGCTTCCGCTATGTGGGGCGACCGCGCTGCTGCCGTTCTCCAAAATCCGGACAAGAACCCGCTCAAGTCCGGCGACGCTAAGGAAAGGGTACCGGAAGGCTACGCAGGCATGCTGTATATAGCCGCTCGCTCTAAGAATGCACCGGAGCTTCGCGACGCTAATCCTCACGTGCTGATTACTGATCCGCGCCAGATTAGGGAGAAATTCGTCGCTGGTTACAAGGTTAATGCCTTCGTGGATCTCTATCCGTACGAAGTCAAGGACGCCCGCGGCGTGACTATTAAGTCCGGCATAGCCGCCGGGCTGGTGGCGGTGCAGTTCTGCGCGTATGCTGATACTTTCTCCGGAGTATCTAAGCCTGCCGAGTCTGACTTCCCGGATTGTTCCGCCGAGGCTGAGCAGTCCGGAGCTATGGGCGGCGCTATGGGTGGAGGTTATCCACAAGCACCGCAGCAGCCGGCGCCAGCTTATCCACAAGCACCGCAGCAGCTCCAGCCCCTGCCGCCAATGCCTGCCCCTGGTTACCCTTACCCGCAGGGCGGATCCGGCGGTGACCCGATGCCGTTCTAATGTCTGACTTGTAGTTTTCGCGGCGGCGCCCGCTCTGAGGTTCCGCCGCTTTCTTTTAGGTGCTTCTCTTATGGTATGGCTTGATTTAGAAACCTTTTCGCTGGAGCCTATCGCCTCCGGCGTATACAAATACGCGGAGCAGTCCCGCATCCTGCTCTGCGCCTACGCTATAGACGGCGCGCCCGCCCGGGTGGTCGATGTGGCTCGCGGTGAGCCGTGGCCTGCTGAGCTGGTCGCTAAGCTGCGCGATCCTTTCTGCGTCCTGGTGGCGCACAATTCAAATTTTGACCGGACTATCCTCCGCCGGTATTTCCCCGAGGTGGGAAACCCGGAGCGCTGGCTGGATTCCATGATCTTCGCTTTCTCGCTTTCTCTCCCCGGTTCCCTGGCTGACCTCTGCGAGCTCTGCCGGCTTCCTACTGATAAGGCGAAGGATGCCGACGGGCGTCGTCTTGTCCGCCTTTTCTGCTCTCCCCGTCCGGATGGCTCCGTGGCCTCCGCTGCTACTCATCCGGAGGACTGGGCGCGGTTTGTGAATTATTGCAGACTCGATGTGGAAGCTATGCGCGAAGTGTGGGCTAAGCTTCCGCAGCAGCTCCGCCCGTCCGGTGTGGTGTGGCGCGAGTGGAGGATCGATCAGCGTATCAATGACCGCGGTATGTGTATCGACCTCGAGCTGGTTCGCGCCGCTTCTGAGGCAGCAGCGCAGGCGAAGGCAGACGCCGATGCTACGGTTTACCGGTTGACCGGTGGCGCTGCTTCCAGTATCGGCGAGCTGGATAAAATTATTGAGTTCTCTGTTAAGTCCTGCGGGTATACTCTGCCGGATATGCAGCGCGCCACCCTGGAGGCTCGGCTCAATGATCCAGCGCTTCCGGAGGTGGTGCGGGAGCTTATCACCGCGCGCCTCTCCGCAGGTAAGGCCAGCGTTAAAAAGTACGACGCCCTGCAGGCGTGCACCTGCAGTGATGGGCGCCTCCGCGGTTGTCTCCAGTTCATGGGCGCGGTGCGTACCGGTCGCTGGACTGGCCGCCTATTCCAGCCGCAAAACCTGCCCCGCGGTAATCTCTCCCCTGCCGAGGTTGAGGAAGGTGTCGCAGCTCTCAAGGCCGGAGTCGCTCCGCTGCTGTATAAGGACGTGACCGCGCTGGTGTCCTCCTGCCTCCGTGCTGCAATCTGCGCGCCTGCCGGCCGCAAGCTGGTAGTAGCTGACTTGTCTAATATCGAGGGGCGCGTTTTGGCATGGTTGGCCGGTGAGGAATGGAAGCTGGAAGCGTTCCGGCTGTATGATGCCGGGAAGGGCCCCGACCTCTATAAGGTGGCCTACGGTCGCGCCTTCGGTATAGACCCCGCTGAGGTGAGCAAAAAGCAGCGGCAGATCGGAAAGGTTATGGAGCTCGCCATGGGGTACCAGGGCGGCGTCGGCGCTTTCTCTACCTTCGCCAGGGCGTACGGTGTGGATCTCACCGAGATGGCGCAGCATGTCCGCGCTTCCTGCTCCTCTGCGGAGTGGTCGGCGGCGTTAAGCGCGCAGGTGCGCCGCGGCGGTGGCGTGGAGCTTACGCCGGAGGAATGGGCGGCCTGCGAGGTCATAAAAAGGTTGTGGCGCCGTGCTCATCCGGCCATCGTGCGCTTCTGGTCTGACCTGGAAGCAGCCGCGCGCCTGGTTCTCACGGGTATAGCTCCGGTCGGCTTCGCCGGTCGCGTGGAGTTCCGCCGCGTAGCTTCGTATCTGGTGGCGACGCTTCCGTCCGGTCGTCCGGTCTGTTATCCGGCGGCAAGGCTTCCAGCGGATGAGGATGCCGGATCCTGCGCTTTCGAGTATTACGGCCAGATCCAGGCCACCCGCCGCTGGGCTTATATACGTACTTACGCCGGCAAGCTTGCGGAAAACCTAACGCAGGCCTGCGCCCGTGATGTGCTGGCCTCCTCGCTCCCGCTGGTGGAGGATGCCGGCTATGCGGTTGTGCTCTCGGTTCACGATGAGCTGATCACCGAAGTGCCGGATCTCCCGCGGTATTCCTGCGCTGAGCTTTCCGCGTTGATGTCTAAGTGTCCGCAGTGGGCGCCGGGTCTGCCGCTCTCCGCTGCCGGGTTCGAGTCTTATCGCTACAAAAAGGATTAAGTTATGAATGAGCTTAAAATTGATGTCAAAAAGTATGCTGCTACGCATGCGTATTGTGAGCATATATGCGCTTGTGCCTCCGGATCCCTGTTTTATTTTCCGCGCTTAAAAGCTGTATATCACACCTCTGGCTATTTAATCGCTGAAAACATAGCTAATCGAGTTGCTTTTTCTGAGTTCTGCAACGCTTTCGAGCTCGGGGCTGAGGTTTACGCTAATCATTTTAGGGCTAAAAAAATATTAGGACTTGCATAATGGCTATAAAAGTTACTGATCCCGTGTCCGGGGTCGTCTATCCGTCTATTAAGGCCTACGCCAGGGCGTACGGTGTCCCGGTCTGGCGCGTGCGCGGTCGTCTCCTCGCTGGTTACGCTGCCGACACCGCTGTCTACTCCGGCAGCCTTAAGAATGTGTGTTTTACTGACCATACCGGCCGGAAGTTTCCCAGCAAAAAGGCGATGTTTGCTGCCTGGGGTATTCCGTATCACATGGGCTGCGAGCGGTTAATCATCGGCTGGAGCGTTGAGCGTACTCTCACCACGCCGGCACCTATCCCTCCGCAGCTTCGCCGCCGGGGTTGGCGTAAGCCTAAAAAGCAGCCGCGCACGGGGGTGGAGCATGTCCTTTGATCCTTGTTTTCTGCGGCTCTCTGTTCCGGTCGTGAGTATTGTCTTGAATTGGGAGGTGCTGGGCATGACTCCGGAGTCTAAAATCGCGGCGGGTATTCGCCGCATTATCGCAGCGGACGGCGGTCTCGTCCGTAAATGCTCATGGGAAGCCCGCGTGGGCGCTCCCGATCTTCTGGTTCTTTACCGCGGGCGGCATGCCTGGGTAGAGTGTAAAGCCCCCGGCGAGCGTCCCCGCGTCTCGCAGGTGCGCGAGTTCGACCGCATGCGGGAGGCTGGCGGGTGTACGGTGTGCTGGTTTGATTCGGTGGCGGATTTCTCCGCCTGGTGGGAAGCCTGGAAGCAGGGGGGCTGTGTATGAGTAAGTTTGTACCGCGCGTGTACCAGCAGCTTATCATCTCGCATATCATCCAGCACCCGCGCTGCGCTCTGTATGTGTCTATGGGTATGGGTAAGACCTCGAGTACTCTCGCCGCGCTGGAGTTCCTCAAGTCCTGCGGCGAACCGGTGCGCGCCCTGGTGCTCGCTCCTCTCCGCGTGGCCGCTACTACTTGGCCGGATGAGGTCAAAAAGTGGGGGTTTAACTTGAAGGTTTCCGCGCTTATCGGTACCCCGAAGCAGCGCGAGCGGGCGCTGGCAGTTCCTGCCGATGTGTATACGATTAACTATGAGGGCCTGCCGTGGCTGATCTCTCTCCTGGATGGTGAGTGGCCGTTCTCCGTGGTTGTCGCTGATGAGTCGACCCGGCTTAAGGGGTTTCGGCTGGGAGGTGGCGGAGGTTCCAGGGCTAAGGCTTTGAGTCGCGTCGCCTTCCGGAGCTCCCGCTTTATCGAGCTAACCGGTACCCCGTCGCCTAATGGCTTACTCGATTTATGGGGTCAAATGTGGTTTATCGACCGCGGCGAGCGGCTCGAGCGCTCTTTCGGGGCTTTCGCCGGCCGGTACTTTACGCAGCGCCGCGTCGGGGCTTCTCCTTTCGCGGTTACGTATGAGCCCTGCAGCTGGGCGCCGGAGGCAATCCGGCGGCGCCTGGCGGATGTATGTCTCTCTCTTAGCGCCGCTGATTACTTCCCTATCGAGGAACCGATCAAGGTTTCCGTACCGGTGGAGCTGCCGCCGGAGTCCCGCCGGGTGTACGATTCCCTGCAGCGGGAAATGTACGCCGCTCTGGAGTCCGGGCTTGAGGTTGACGCGGTCAATGCGGCAGCGCGTACTGTTAAATGCCTCCAGGTCTGCTCCGGTGTGGTTTATGCGGAGGACGGGAAGTCGTGGGAAGTGCTGCACGATGCTAAGATCGAGGCGCTGCGCTCTATCATCGAGGAAGCGGCGGGCGCTCCGGTGCTGGTGGCGTATCACTGGCGCGCAGATCTCGAGCGCCTAAAAAAGGCCTTCCCGCAGGGTCGGGAGCTGGATAAGAACCCGCGTACCATCCGCGCCTGGAATGAGGGGCGGATCCCCGTGCTCTTCGCTCATCCTGCCTCTGCCGGTCACGGGCTTAATCTCCAGGATGGCGGGTATATCCTGGCTTTTTTCTCGCTCTGGTGGGATCTTGAGCAGTACCAGCAGATCGTCGAGCGTATAGGCCCTACTCGCCAGGCGCAGGCGGGGCACCCTCGGCCGGTGTTTCTGTATCATATCATCGCTAGCGGTACGGTTGACGCGCTGGTTCTCGAGCGTATGGAGTCTAAACGGGAGGTGCAGGATCTGCTTCTGGAAGCGCTCAAAAAGAATTGAAGTAGGCCGGTATTTAGGCTATAATTAATAAGCTAAGTTGTTACTTATTATAGGTAGTGATTTTTCATTAGTCCTAATACGTTAAACCCCGGGGTTCTCCTCGGGGCTTTTTTTTATGTCTCGAACTTGTCGGAAAAATTGACAAGTTGGATCCGTTATATAGGGAGCTGTTTAAAAATAGCCTCCAGTACGTTAACCACAATACTGTTTCCGGCTTGCTTATATAGTTGTGTATTACTTACGCCCTTTATGCTGTCAAACTCGGCGTCCGTAAAACCCATGAGGCGGTAGCACTCCCGCGGGGTTAGCTTGCGTATGCGGTAAGCCTCCGGGGTGGTCTCTATTATTTTTACCTCGCGCTGGCCGCCTTGCGCTGTGTTTATGGTCGGGCTGAGCCCTTGCGGGTCGTACACCCGGCCGGTCTGCGGATTGGTGAATTTCCGGCCGGCGTCCGGTATTAGGTTTCCGATCTGTAAGATCTTGAGCGGTTCAACATGCCCCGCTACGGTTAGGCAGGGGCATAAATCGGTGTTGTGGTGCATCACGTTCCCGCTTTGGTGACCGTTAGTGCTTCCAATGATTTTTATTTTTGGCACTAGTAGCAAATTATCCTTGCTTACTGTGGTTATGGTGTTGCTGGTGCCGTCGTTTTTTGGTTCGAGGTGCTGCTCTGTGTAAGCCCCCGCGGCGCGGTCTCTTAAGTCCGCGGGGTTACGGCCTCGGCTCGCGCAGATTACCGGCTCTGTAATGGTCTCGTTTACGCGGGCGGCGTAGGCTTGTATCAATCGCTGGGCGCCTTCCCCGGTTAAGTAGTATTTGTCGTCGACCTCCGGCTCCAGCATGTCCTTTACCCGCAGTTTAAGCTCCTGCGGAGCCGGGAAGGAAAAAAGCCCCGCGTCGCAGTCCTTCCGGATGCTTATAATAAATACTCTCTCTCTCTGCTGTGGTATTCCGTAGTTTTTCGCGTTGAGCACCTGCCAGTAGTTGTTATAGCCGGCGGCTTCCAGCCCGTCCAGTACGGCCTTAAATTCTGCTGTGAATTTCTTACTGACTAGGGCTTTTACGTTTTCGGCGATGGCGTATTCCGGCTGCAGGTCGCGTATTATGCGTAGCGCCTCGTAAAATAGCCCGCTGCGTGTTCTCACTCCATTGTGCTCGAAACCGCGCTGTTTTCCGCTCACGCTGATGTCCTGGCATGGGAAGCCGTAAGTTATGAGGTTAACGCCGGAGATTTTCGCGGTATCTATGGCGCATACGTCGCGCAGGTTCTTTTCTTCCGGTACTCCGTGGATCTGTGAGTAGGATCTGCTCGCGTGCGGGTCTATTTCGCAGTAGTTGACCACCTCGTATGGTCGCCCGCAGCGCTCAAGCGCTGACTCAAATGCTCCTATTCCGGAGAAAAGGCTTAAAAGTTTTATCATTTTCTAAAAGTCCTATTTTGTTGTTACGTCTAAAAGAATTACCAGGTACCCCTCGCGGGCGACCAGGTCGTATATGGTGTAGTCCTGCATCCGGAGCGCTTCCGCGTCGTCAAGGTATACCCACGCTGACTGGCTTTTTCCGGCTCTGGCCATCACGCGTATCTGCCTATGCAGCGTATAGCCCTCCAGCTCTCGCCGGAGCTGCCGCAGTGTTGCTCGTCTCATGGCGTAGTCTCCGGCTGCTTTTTGAGTAGTTCCTCCAGCCCGGCGCAGTCTACGACCGCTCGGAAATGGCATTTTTGTATGCCACAGCGGGTCACGGCCTCAATCTCGCAGCGTCCGGCGGCCAGCTGCTCATCCTGCGCGCGGTCTTTAGCTGCGAGTACCAGCAGCGCGACGGTAAGCAGCACTACCGCTACGGCGATCATAATTATTCCGGTTCTTGTATTGTCTGTCATACTCATTTCTTTTCTCCTCCGAGTATAGCCTGCCGTACTTCCTCGACTTCCTCCTCCTCGATTTCGGCTTCGATTTCCGCGTCGGTCTTGAGGTTGATCTCCTCGGCTTCGTCGAGCACGTAAAGCATCCCCTGGAGTCGCTGCAGTAGTTCCCAGATGTCCCCGTAGTAGTGGCGCTGTAGCGGACTAAGCTCCGGAAGCTCCAGCACCCCGCGCGTGGCTTGTAATGTCCTCCGCAGCTTTTCCTTGAATTTCTCGCTTGCTCTTATCATTTCTTTGCTCCTAGTTTTCGTATAGTCTCCAGGCGTTCGTTACACTCTGCGAGCGCCTGCCTCTGGCGGAAGGCGAGCCGGATCACGTCGGCGTAGGTATCGCCGTTAAGCTCCGGTTGAGCGCATGGCTCCGTGAGGGCTCGCGGTATGGCGTTACTTGCCGGAGCCGCGCAGCCGGTCAAGGATAGCAGGATCAAGGCTGCGCTGCAGGCAGTCGTCCCGCTGGGCTGCTTGTCTGATCGTCTCATTGAGCTTGTCCTCCTCCCGCTGCGCCGCTTTCCGCAGCGCCGCGATCTTCCTGGTTAATCTCTGGGTCTCGGCGTCGGCCTGCTTCGCTCTCTCCGTCGCTTCGGTGAGCTGCCGGCGGAGCCCGTCGCGTTCGGCTCGGATAGTGCTGAGCGCTGAGGCCTGCACGTATACGATCCCGCCGAGGGCTGCTATTATGAGGGCCGCAGCCGCGGCCAGCTTCCAGTTAAAAAACACTGAAAAGTACCCTAACAGTGATTATAAAAAGGCATCCGGTTATTACTGAGCTGGCAATTATTCCCAGGGCGTAAAGTACGTTCTTAATCATTGTCATCACCTCTTGTCTGTTCTTTCTCGAGTTCTTCCTGCAGGTCGTGGAGTCTTGCGATCCTCTCCTGGAATTCACGCCCGCGGAGTATATCCAGCAGCGCGGCGCGGTACTTTGGGCTGATGGTGCGCCTGCCGGCTTCCATCGCGTAGATCTGTACGTTTGAGCAGCCCAGCAGGTACGCGAAGGCCTCGCGGCTTAATCCCAGCAGCAGGCGTACCAGCTGTAAATCCTTACTATCCATTAATTATCCTCCGATCTTGGTTCTGTACTTGTGCGAGCTGTAGGCGCTACCGTCGGCGTCCTGGATATATATTACCGTCCACCGCGGGTCGCTGGTGTCGAAGGTGCAGACCGGCGCTTCCGCTTCCAGTATCGCGTAGCTGTAGGAAGCTAACCGCGGCAGCGCGTCCTCTATATCCTCGGTAAGCTCAAGGAAGGCCACCAGCCCGGCGTCCGCTGCGAACATCCCGCGCAGTAGCTTATTAGCCCCGCGGTCGCAGTGCAGCTCGTTGATCCAGTCTCCGGCGCCAGTCCATGCCGCGTGCGCTTCGGTTCCCAGCAGGAAGCCCAGGAAGTCATCGCCCGCGCTGGCGTCCTCCGGGCTGATAAGCTCCAGGTAGGCGTCCCAGTCTGCGGGGTTCTCTACCAGGTAGCATGGGTCGGTAAGTATGTATTTTTTCATGGTGTCCTTGTCCTCCGGTGCGGCGGTGTGGCTCGGCTGGTTGCCGTCCCCCACATCTGATTTATATTGTATCAAATTTTGATACAAAAACCCCGATATAAATCACATTTTAGTTATTTGGTTTAACTTTTTCTTTCTCTTCCAGCAGGCGGGAGGCTTCCAGGCATACGCGTATAGCTTCGGGGCCTCCGGTGCAGGTCATGAGCTCGCGGCCGTTCTGGTCTTGCAGTACGTAGCGGATCTGATTGTCCGGGGCTTTCTCGGGCTGGGCGTCCTCCAGATCTAGGCTAAGCAGGAATAATACGACCGCTACTGGCAGCATGCCGCAGATTATGGCCGTGAAATTGTCCATGGCTACTCCTCCCCGCGTGTTCTGTAGCGCAGGCTGCGCGCCCAGGCTTCGGTTAAGTTCTCCAGCGGGAAGCCGAAGGCGGCAAACCCGCGGGCTATTGACTGGCAGTGTGTACTCTCTGGAAGCTCCGGAGGATATCCGGGCGCAGCTGTGAGGATCGTACCCTTGAGCCGTTTCACCTCCTGCCAGACGTTGGTCTGCTGAGTGCTGCCGCGTACCGTACGCCATGAGCAGTAGTTCGTAGCTGCCGGCGGAAACTCGCCCGGTACCAGGTGAACAACGAGCTCGATTTCCTTCGCCTGGTAAAGTCTGCCGGCGCGGCGTCCGAGTGTGTACTCGTCCTCTGCGGTCAGTTGCCAGACCCCGACGTATACGCTGCCGGCGCCCGGTTCGATAGTGAGCCCACACCGCTGCTTAGTGCCGCGGAATAGCAGATCATGCCCCGGTATCTCCGCCCAGCCTACAATCTGAGCCTGCGGACAGCAGTCCAGCATCTGCGGGATGTTGAGGTCGGCGCCGTATGCAAAGTAGTATTTTTTTCTCATTTCCTTTTGTTCTCCGGTGTGCCCCCTCGCGGGGGCTGCGGTTGTTATTTTTTCTCGGTGAGCTCCTTAAGCTTAAGGCTAAGCCCGCGGATAATATCTTCTTGAAGGTCGATCTCCTGCTGCTTCGCGTCCAGCAGTTGCCGCAGTAGCTGTATAGTGGCGTCTTTACCGGCGAGCTCCGCGCGGAGCTTCTCGATCTTGGTGGTGCTCCCGCCGTATCCAGCGACTATATTTTCCCAGGCGTCCCTTGCGTTATTCATTGGGTGCTCCCTCCTCAAAGTTAAGGCTGACAAAGGTCTTAAGCTCGCGCGCTCCGTAAAGGTCTTTATATAGATCCATAAGTCCTGCGGTAGCGTATGCGACGGTTAAGGTAAGGGCTGCGACATCTCCGAATGCGCGCTTATTCTTGATAAATTCGCGGTATTTCTGGAGCAGGTGGCGCTCGATCTTCTTTCTTTCGTTCATGGCTAAGTCCTCTAAGTTGTTTATGCGGGGCTGCTTATTCGCTCGCCCTATCTGATTTATATTGTATCAAAATTTGATACAAAAAACTTGATATAGTTCAAACTTCTATCAAATAGCTACTTTTTCTTTAGTTTCCTAAAGTTTTTATTTATTTTCGCGAAGTATTTATTATTTTGTGACTATTGTCACGTGGTCGGCTATATCTGAAAAGCGAGTGACTCCGGCGTACGCCAGCAGCCCCTCGCGGTGGGTGAATAGGTGGCCGTTGTACCTGTAGTATTTGCGGCGCCCTGGCTCCAGCGCCTCCGCTGTGGTGGCGCCGTTGTCCAGCGCCTCGTAATAAGCGGATACGCTCACGCCGTAGTGGCGGCACATCTCCTTTACTGTGGAATACTCGCGGCCGTGGTGGTCGCGGGGCTTAGCCCTCGCCATGAGTGCCCCGGCGTACTGCGTACGCCAGCCCGACGGATCCTATGTCTACCAGCGCCTGGTCTCGTTGGTCGCTTAAGAATTTAAAGCCCTGCTGGTATAGTGCCAGCAGCAGGTCGCGGTCGCTGTAGCGCTTATCGTCGATTATTCTTTCCGCGCTCTCCCGGATTATCTGCAGTAGCTGCTCCAGTCGGTGCTGTTCTTCTATTGTCATGCTGTATCTCCTCTAAGTTAATAAGCGGTGCGGGTTGTGGCTGCGCCTGCGGTTCCTGCGCCGGTTCCGGTTGTGGCTCCGGCTGTACGTTACATAGCGCGGTGAGCTTACTCACGCGCGCGTCGCTGAGGCTTGCCGCGTATACGTTGGCCATTAGCCATTCCTGCGGGCGTATAAGCTGCGGGGTGAAGTTTGGCGCGTGTACCGTGCTAAACCATGAGTACAGTACGCGGCACGCGGTCTCGCGGGTGGTTTTCGGGTTCCGTATGCCCTCGACGACGTATATGTATACCTTTCCGGCGCTCCCCGGGTATTCGTGCTCCCAGTAGTCGGTTATGGTGACGGCCTGCGGGTCTGGTACTTCCCCCATACCGGATCGGGCGTCCTTTACCAGCGCCCAGGTGGCGCCGGTGGCGTCTGTGAACTGGCGCGGGGGTTCGTATTTGTCTATCTGCGTGAGCTTAAGATCGGGCGCTCCCTGCGCTTGTAGTAGGTTGGTTAGTAGGTTGGGATTAATCCCCGGTGTGCTTGGTGGTGTGGTCATCCTGGTGTAGTCTCCAGTAGCGCAGCAGCGCCACGGCTAGGTGGTATATTTCCCGTGTTTCTGCCGGTGCCTTGGCGGCCATAAGTTCCTTGTATTCCATCTCTATCACCTTGCGGGCGCCTGCCTCGGTGCTGAGGTCGTATGCGTCCCAGGTGGCGGGCGGGTTAAGGTCTACCTCGCGGCAGTGCCTCATGAATTCCGCGTCGGGGCTTCCCCCGTACGGGTCGGCAGCTTCGCCGGAGTGGTGGCGGCGGATCGTTATTATCTCCATCGCGGTTCTCCTTGTATTGTAGCTAGAAAAAAGGCGCCCCGGTGAGCGCCTCGTCATAAAATGCGCAAGTTATGCGCCGGCTGTAGTAGTGGCAGGCTTTAAGGCCGCAATAATGGCCGCGGTCTGCGCGTTCATGGCGTTAGTCTGGAAAAGCTGAGCCTTAAGCGCGGCGTTTTCTGCCTGGCTGTTTGCCAGTACGTCGCGGAGCGCCTGGGTCTGTATCTCGCGTTGCAGTTCGCGGTTAGCGCACCCTTCCTGCTCTATAGCGCGGAGTACCTGGCAGCAGCAGGCCTGCTGCTGGCTTGCGAGTTCCTGGGCTTGTAGTCTGCTCTGGGCGCCCTGCTCTGCGATGTTGAGGTTAAGGCTGCCGACGCCGCGGTCGATGGCGGAGTTAAGGCCGCCGAAGCCCTGGCACATGGCGAGGTTAGTTGCTGCTTGGTTCTGAGTAGCTGCGAGGGTTCCAGCGCTAACGGCTCCCGCTATGGCGTCGCCGGTCTGGTTGATGAGGTTGCCCACGAACTGGTTCTGATTGGCTGTTTGAATGAGTAGGTCGCGGTCGGCGTTGGCAATCTGGCCGCTCACCTGGTTGAGCTGTCCCTGGATGGCGTTGATGGCGCCGGTGTCGTAGCCTACTCCGGCAGCTGCGCCGCGGTAGCCTAAGCCTCCGAACCCGCCGTTACCTAGCCATGAGCCCAAAAGACCGCCTACGCCAGCGCCCAGGGCGGTACCACCCCAGCCGCCGGAGCCCGGCATAATTGTATGAGTTACTTCGTCCATGCTTATGTCCTCCTTTACTGGTCTAAGCGTGGATCAATAGTAGCCCCCGTTGAGTCCGCCGGCGCGGTTATTTCTGTTATGCGTATGTAGATTTTATAGTAACGACGCGTTACGGTGGCAGCGCTTGAGGAAGTCCTCGCTAAGCAGCCCGCCCAGCCGCTCGGCTTCTCTGAGGTATCGCTGGAAGTAGTGACCGATCTTCGCTGCCGGTGCCGGTGCGGCGCTCCAGGGCTTATAAGTCCCGAGAAAGTGCAGCACCACCGGTGCGCTGGTGGTGTAGTCGCGGTCGGTGTACATGAGGTTATAGCCTGCCGGTATGCTGCGGATCTTGTCCGCGTGCGTGAAGTTTATAAAATCCTGCTCCGGACAATATAGGCGCGGGCCGTACTCGCGCAAAAATCCGCGGTATTTCTCCAGCAGTCCGTCCTCCAGTGCCTCCCGTCCGTATATGGCCATGCCGGTGTTGAAGTACGCGGGCATGGCTGCTATGTCCTCCGCGTTGATGGCGCTCATCCAGCGGGTGCGGTTCTCTCGTTCGCTGACTCCGTATATGTGCTGCGTGTCGCAGCGTTCCAGCAGCGGGGCGAGGCTGCCGACGGTGAGGGTGTCAAGGTCTAGGTTAATTACTAGATCGGCGCTCTCCCGCAGCTCCTCAAGTGATTTTATACGCTGGGCGAATGCCGGCAGGGCTTCCCGCTGAAAAAAGGCGGAGCTCCAGGCGTTATGTACGCCGGCGTGCTCCGGCAGCTTCGGAAATTCTACCTCAAGGAAGCCCACCGGGTAGTCGCTAAGCGCGCGGCGCAGGCGCTGGTAATTGGTGCCGGCCTCTACGTATACGCGGAGCTGTACGCTCCGGCTGTTGTATCTCATAAAGCTGGTTAATGCTACGATGGCCGGGTCTACATATCCAGCGTCGCAGACTGCGAAGGCCTTACAAATCATCGGTGAATACCTCCTCGGCGTAGTTGATTAGTGTTAGCGTGACCCGCTTGTCCTGCGGTTCCACCGCGGTGACCCAGCAGATCGCAAGGTCGCCTATGGTAAAGTATGGCAGCTCGAGATCCTCCCCGTAGCGCTGATCCCAGCCCGGCAGGGCGTCGGCCAGCGTTAAATGGTGGCTGTCGCTGCGGGTGTAGGTTGTCGCGTAGCATCCGCCGTCCTTGGTGCGGATGTATATCGTACCGGCGCCCAGTGACTCGGGGATCTCCATATCCGTCGTTATATGCGCGAGATCCTGCTCGGCCTCGGTTATTCTGCCGGTTATGGTGCTTATGTTCTCATCCAGTACCAGCCCCACCAGGTCGTTATACTGGCAGTTAAGCCCGTCGAGTTCAGTCTCGATCTTGTATGTGACTCGAGTGCTCCGGAGGTACCGCAGCCGGCGCATACCCATGGCTACTGCCTGCCGGCGGTTGGTTACGCCGTAGGCTTTTAGTCGCTCCTGGTGTACACTTAGCGGGTACTCTGTCACCAGCGCGTCCCCGTGCTCGTCTACGTGGCAGTATATGGTTTCTGTCTTGTAGGTTTCCGGGCTTGTATACTCGACCACCACCTCGTCGGTGTCCTCGTCCCGCGGGAGGTTGAAAGTAATCTCAGTGCTGCGGGTGAGGTTCTGCGGCTGGAAGATCTGCGCTAGCGGTTCCCGCGCTCCGCGGCGGTGAAGTCTCCGGAATGCTAGCTTGTTATTATCTATTACCGGAGCCGCGAAGCCTACGCTCAGAACGTCGCGCAGTACTTGTAGTAGCGTGCCGTCTCCGTCCAGGGTTCCGTCCAGGGTGATCCCCTGGCTTCGCCATAAGGCGTCGTACTCGGCGAGGCTCTGCTCGTCAAGTATTCCGGCGTATTTTGAAGTATTAATTATGTATTTTACGGCCGGCGCTAAGTTGCGGGTAGCTTCCAGCGTGTCGGTGTTTATGTTCGGGAGCTTGCGCGTCCAGTACGTGGCGATCTGGTTGCTGCTGAGCTCGCTCAAGGTTTCGGTACCCTTAAAGCGTCCGATTAGTACAGTCACCCCGTCGTACTGGTTCTTAGTGCTGATTACGCTCTTAAGCCCCACCCATTTAACCTCCTCTAGCGCGCGGGTGCTGTTGCTCCCTTCGCTCAAGTTGCGCATCCGGAATTCGTAGTTTCCGGCGGTCTCGGTTTCCAGCTGGAAGGTGTAGGCCAGCTCGTCGTTAGTGTGTCCCGTGAAGCTGCGCGTCGTGGTCGTCCAGGCGTCGCTGGTTCCTGCTCTGCGGTAGCCGATCTCGATCTCGACCGTTAAGTCCCGGAATGTTCCGTCGTCCTGCAGGAACCCGAGGCCGCTCGGAAAGCTTATATCATACTCGAATATATTACTTGTAGCTCCGTACGGGCACGCGCGGTACGGGCCCGCGTATGCTCCGGCAGCGCTGCCGGATGAGGTGTCAAGCGTGAAAGTGAGCCCGGTCTGTGTTGTCTCCTGCGCCCACATCTCCACCCAGCCGCTCACCGGGTCGTAGCTGGCCGTTACGCGCTGGAGCGTGTAGACGTGGTCGGTTACGTCCAGGATCTCGTATAGGCCGTTATCGTTCCCGAACGGGTAATCCGCCGGTACCGGCTGATTGATGGCGATCTCTAAGTGTTGCGAGGTGGTTACGTTATAAGCCCCCGGAGGTGTAGCCGGTGCGGAAGGGTAGGCCGGTACGTCCACCGCCAGGGTATCCAGCAGCAGATCTGCGGCGTCGTCTACGTCGTAGGTTATCCCGAGTAGCTCCGCCTGGCTGTTAATTGTGGCCGTGTTCGTATCTGTGCGGATCTCGGGGCCTCCGGTGCCGCTGGTTATCGTGTACGTGATAGCCGTTACCGCGCGGATCCGTATGTTGAGCTGGTCGCCTGCGGATATGATGGTGCCGTCGTCCGGGTCTACTTCCTGCGGGCGCAGCCATGCGCGGTGCAGTGCCTGGTTACTGGCGTTAAAGTACGGCCGGAGCGTCGCGGAGATCGTGCTGGTGCCGTCTCCGTTGTCGGTTATAGCAGCCGCCGCGCCTATCGGGCGTATACCGGAGCAGCCGCTAAGCGTAAAGTAGGTACCCGCGCCCCATCCCAGGTTAAGCGGGTGATAGATCGGTACGCCTCCGCCGGTAGGCCCCGCGCAGCCGTACTGCGGGCTGGTGTACGTGTAGTAACCGCCGCTGAGGGTGTCCCTGCTGAATGTCGCGGTCGGGTTTAGCTGGCTGGTCTGGTCGATTTCAGTCACCAGCGGTTCCAGGGTGTGCCCGCTGCGGGTGACTTCCGTGCTGCTGTAGTAGCAGTACCAGGATCGATCCCCCGGTGAGTTTAAGGCGGTTATTTCCTCCCCCGGCTCGTATGTGTATACGCTGCAGCCTTCGAGCTCGTTTATGGGTGTTTCCCCGACGTATATGTCGCTGTGGTTGTCGGCGTGCTGGTAGCTTCCTACGCCCTGGCACAATATGAGGTCTACAAACTGAGTGTTATTCCTATAAAAAACATGACGGTCTGCGAGGTAGTCCGGGAAGCGCTTAAAAAATCCGAAGTTCTCGGGGATCACGTTGGTCAGATTGACCTGGTTCCCCTGGGCGTTGACGTCATAGATGCTGCTGCCCTGCTTCGTGTCTTTCGGGCCCGTCTTGCCTAGCTTCTGCATCATTACTATGCCGTATACCGCGGAGGCTACGGCAGCGACCACGGAGATAATGGCGATTATGGTGGAAGCTTCCAGCCCGCCGGCTTCCAGTACCACCCGAAGCGAGCGGGTACCGGTTACGCGGTACTGTGGCCACAAATCCTGCGGAATTTTTACGCCGTCCGCGTATACTGAGACGTAGGCTCTCGCGGCTGCTTCTCGGCTGTAGTCCGGACAAGTCTCCCGCATCACGTCCTCCAGCGTCTGCCCGAGGCGGCGGGGTATGTATGCGCGCTCTATTATGCGGCTTAAGTCCGCGCGGCTGTATACGTCAATTCTTAGCATATCTGTAGTAGCTCCTATGTGCCAGTGTTGCCCCGTCCATCCGCTCCCACCGGCAGTTCCTGCGCTCTGAGGTGTGCAGGACGCGGCCGTCCAGGTATACGCCTACATGGTAGAGTCGGCCGCGTACAAAAAAAGCGACGATGTCGTAGTCCTGCGGCTCCTTTACCTGCTCGAAGCGTCCCGCCTGCCTCTCGTACTGGAGCCCGCGGGACATGGTGCTGTGGTCTAAGTCTGTGTAATCGTCGAGCGTGATCCCGAGGTTTTCCCGGTAAAGGTCTACTATAAGCCCCCAGCAGTCGAGCCGCGGGAACTCGCGCCCGTTCGGCGTGTGCTTAATGAGTAGGTAGTCGTTTATGTTTCGCATCTCTCCTCCTATGCTACGTACTTGAGCCCCGGCGCGTTCTGCGCTGTATAGCGCAGTTTCGGGAATTCAGTATTAAGCATATCACAAAAGGAAGCGGTAAAGGTTGCGGCGTCTCTCGTTATCTGCCCGCCGGTAACCGTGAGCGTGAGCTCGTAGAGTACCAGTGTTAAATCCTCCGGGTGGCGGTGCTGTAGCGTTAAGTAGGTGGGCTGATCGCTCTGGAGCGCCTGCCGTACGTATTGGAAGCAGTCGCCGTTTACTCCGCAGATCCCGAAGTTTAGATCGGTAAATCCGCTGTCGCTGCGTTCCGGCAGCTGTACCGTGAAGGCGGCCGCGTCGTAGGTCTCCCCGTCTATGGTGCGGGGCTGGTTATCCAGGATAAACCGCAGCGTCCCCACCGCGGCGTTGGTTATTGTCAAGGTGGCGGCGGGAAGCTGCCCGCCGCTCGCGTAAATCTCGTTTAGTGTTAGCAGGCTCATATTTCCTCCGCCGGTTCGCTTAGTCGCCTTGATCTGCTACTTCTACGAAGTAGCTTATAATGCCGGTCTTAAGTGCGACGTAGTATTTACCCTTTACTGAGTATACGGCGCCCTGCTGTATCTGCCCCGGCGTATATCCGATCTTAACCGGGCTGGCTACTGCCGGGCGGGTCATCGGGACGTACATCTTGCGTATATATAGCTCAGAGTTACCTATACGCGGGAAGCCGTACGGCGTGCAGGCAGGGAGCGCTCCGGTCGATGCCATGCTGGCTGTAGTATCAAGTGGCACGCTATTAATCGCGGTGGCCTTGTCGCCGCCTGCACCGTTGGTGATAGATAAGCGGTGGCATAGGATAATCGTTGGAAAAGTGTTTTCTTGGTACGGTTGTTCAAACGTCCCGTAGTTGTTCCCGTGCGCAAAAAAAGGCGAGTAGCTCATCCCGTAGTCAAGATCGCGGTTGCTCTCGTAGTTGGTGTTAAATGCCGCGAATGAGTAAGTAGCGTCGCTTATTTGAAAATCATCGTCAAGACTGAAATGTAGCCCTATTATGCTGTTAGCTTTGCAGTATAAGCAGGTATACGGCGTCTGAGTTATCACCAGCGGGACGGTGGCGCCTATTATTACCAGCGTTGAGGCTCCGCGCCAGTATGCCAGGTTTAAGGTCACCTCGTTGCCGGAGGTTCCGAAGGTTGCAAGCTCGGCCACCGCTCCGCAGTTACGGCGGTTTGCGTTACGGTTGCTCGCGCGAAGTACCGCGGCTGGCAGACGCGCGAAGTTATTATTGCCCGCTGAAAAGTCTAGATCGCGGGACGGGGTGTCGGTTAAGCCTACGCGTAGCACGTGCTCGTCTATGCAGATCCCGATGACCTTCTTGTTTCTTCCGCGTCCTAAAAAGTACAGATCAGTGCAGGATCCGCTCTTGTTGACGTCACTGGCTCCGGAGCTTCCGCTGGGTACCAGGAAAGGCTGGCCTGTCCATTTGGCTGATCCGATCTCTACCTTCTCCTGGATGCTCAAGCCAGGGTTTACGCTTAATAGCCAGGTTACGAAGTCCGCAAGGATGGCGTTCTCTGCCTGCACGCGGGCGCTTACTGTTCCGGCTGTATAGTCTGATTCTCTTTTTGTAATCGTTAGTGTCTTTTTAAAGCTCATCCCGCTTACTCCTCTATAATTGTTAGTGTGTCGGTGGCGTCGCCCAGGTCGTCCGCGTCGTCGACCACGTTCTCGTCTGTGAATTCCGCGAAGTCGACCACCTCGTCGTCCGTTACGGTCGTCGGCTGGTAGTGCTCATCCCATGATCCGTCGTCGACGACCGTGTTGCTGGCGTCAAGGGTGAAGGCTACGCGGTATATGCTCCCTACGGTCGCGCCGGTGCTCACCAGCGTCGCCGTGAGCTCGCCGTTTACTATGCGGACGTAGCGGTACTGTATAGACTGGTCTCCGTCTACGCGCAGCATAGGCATTACGAACCATGAGGCGCCGCTCTGTATGTCGCCCTTGTACCAGCGCAGCAGCTCGCAGTATTGCTCCTCCGTGAGCAGCAGCTGTACGCTCACCTGGTCTGGTGCGCCCTGGTTTACCAGGCGCTGGCGGGTGTAGCCGTCGGCCATTGCCGTGCGTAGCATGTTAGGCTTATGTTTTGCGGTATATCCGGCTTGAAGTGGCCGCGGCAGGTCTGCCGGGTAGTATTTCATATATGCCTCCTATTAGGCGCCGTACCGGCGCAGCTGGTAGGTGTTCTCCATCGCGCGGGCGGCAGCTCCGCCGCGGCGTATGTTGCTCACAAAAATGTTTATTATTCTTTCGCCGTCTGTGTTGTCCTGCTGCTCTACCTGCCCCGCCCGTTCGGCGTTCTCGTAAAGGTTCACGGTGACCGGCGCCGCGGTTCCTCCGGCGGCCTGCCGTGCCAGCTCCGCGGTACGCTTCCGGCTGGTTACGTCCACCGGCCCTTGTATAAGTTCCGGGCCGTACTCGCCAACAATGCCCAGCTGACCGGCGGGTATGCGCCCGCCCTTGTCGTGCATGGTTACGCTGTTTAGCTGTCCGATGATGTTGGTCGTCAAGGCCACCGCGCTGGCGTAGTTCGCTAGCGCTTCGTACCAGGTCGCGCTGGTGCTCAAGGCCTTAGTCCAGGCCACGATGGCGTTAGCGGTTGCGGAAGCCACCGCGAAGCCTTTTTGTATCGCAAAAAGCGCCTTATATGCGGCGGAGCTCTCGCTCATGCCGGTGGTTAAGCTCTGGAAGGCGTCGCTTAAGTCGCCCATCGCGTCGGTGAACTGCTTGATGTTTTCTTCGTCGTCTTTAGTGATGAATTCGTTTTTTGTGGCGCGGGTCTTGGCGCGTTCCTTCTCGTAGTCGTCGCGGAGCTTCTGCCGCGCCTGTAGGAATTCCTCCTCGCTCACCAGGGCGTCGGTGTGGTACTGCTCCAGCTTCTCGAGCTTCTGGCGGTAGTCCTCCGCGAGCTGTGCCTCCTCGTCGCCCGCTACTGAGCGCAGGAAGTCTGCGGCCTCCTGCCGCTGTTCCTTGATATTGCGCTGGAATTCCTGCTCCAGGGTAGCGCGTGCCTGCTGGTATTCTGTCTCGGTGGCGATGCTGCTCTTTGCGTACTCCTCCTGCAGCTCGCGGAGCGCGTCCTGGTGCTCTGCGCGGAGCTTCTCGACGGAGCTGTAGCCGTTCCGCTGGATCCGCTGTACGCGGGCGAAGTATTCCGCCCAGGTATCGGCGGCAGCGCGTCCGGAAGCCTTCCCGCCTCCGGTAACCTGCGGGGTTCCAAATGGTGTTAATGATACATCCGCGCCGCCTGAACGTTCCCGCGCCTTTTTCTCCGCTTCTTCTCTCTTCTCGTTTTGTTTATCCAAATATTCCGAATATGCATTTAAATTTTTATCCATCCTATCGGAAAATTTTTCATATCCAAAGAGAAAATCACCCAAACGGCCAACAACTGACGTTGTTTCCTTCTCGTATTTTTTCGCGATCGCTCTCTGCCGTTCGTTTGTCTCGTATATTGCCCGCTCATACTCCGCGGATCCTTTCTTCAGATTTGCGGTTTTCTGCTTAAATAATGCGATCTCGCGCTCCCGTTCGGCCTTGAACGCCCGTTCCGCATCTCCTCCATTTATGAGGTCGTGCCATGTTTCCCCGATGGTTTCCGCGAACGAATTAATATAACCTAATACGCCCGGAGCGCTTTTTCCTCTAGCCCCGTTTACCTTCTGGGACGCGGTAAAAAAATTGTTCAAATCTCGGGTTAATCCCTCGAAATCCTTCGCCAACCGGTCGACATAATCTGACCAATTATAAAAAAATTGTTTGATTGCGGCCTGATTGTTATTAATCCATGCGGTGATCCCATCTAGTGCCGTGCCCATGGCTCTAATTGTGTGCGCTATGGCATCCCCTAGCCCGCTCTCTGCGATGGCGCGGTAAAAGTCCCCCCACGCGTTCTCTAGCTGGTTAAGTGCTCCGGTGACGCCGCTCTGGAGGTAGTCCAGCACGCCCTCGTTTTCCTTGCCTATCTTGGCGAAGTACTCGCTCAAGGCTTGGCTGTTCTTCTCGATCTCGGTGGTCATGCCCTTGTACGTAAGCTGCAGGGTCGCGCCGTTGTCCTTCGCCTGGATGCCTAGCTGCTGCAGGGCTTTATACCTGCCCTGCATCGTGGCCGTAAAAGCTTTCCCGACGGTCTCCAGGCTCTGCCCGGTGCCGTATGCAATTTGTGAAAAGGTCTTGAGCTGCTCGGCGGTCGCCTGGATGCCGTTCTTTCTCAAGTCCAGCGCTACGGCCTGCAGGGCGTCGAAGGGCTGGATCGTGTCGCGGGCTGCCTGCTGCAGCATCTCAAACTGCGCGCGGGCTTCCGCCAGGCTTCCGGTGGCTGTGATGAATGAGGCGACCGACTTCTCGGTGGCCTGCAGCTCTTTTGTGATGGCTCCGGTAAGTGCGCCCGCGGCGATTCCCGCGATGGCAGCCTTCCAGGCGGAGCCCAGGGAGGCGAAGCTCTGACCGATGCCCTTGGCTGCCTGCTTGGTGTCCGTGCGCATCTGCTTGAGCTTCTTTGTGTACTTTGTGGTGTTGAGGTCTACTAAGTTTAAAATGCTGTTTACTATACTCATTTTACGGTTCCCCCTAGTAGCTTATATACCTCTCGCGGGTCGACCTCCACCTCCTCCGGCGGGGTCTCCTCGGTTTCGCCGGCCTCCAGGCGGTAGACCTCCGCCCACAATGCCAGCTCATGCCCTGGAAGCTGCAGCACCTCGGTTATAGGCATGTGCAGCTCCCGCGCTATGCGTACGCTTAAGCGTACAATCGGGCTTTCTAGCTTTTTTTTTCTGTTTCTGCCTTATTCAGATCCCAGATCGCGCGGCTGAGTCTATTCACCAGGCGCGCCGGTACTGCGTCAAAAAAGGCCAGCGCCTGCTCGTTGGTGGTGAGCTGCTGCTGGTCGTTCTCGTCTATAATCGATGCCTTAAAAATGAAAGCGGTAACGTCGCGCTCGTCGGCCTTATTCTTGATAAGCTCCTGGAGTTCTGCCTGCTGCGCTCCGCTAAGCTCGCGGATCAGAATTTCCGCGCCTTCTCCGAGTTCTCCAGCTTTTACCGGTACCCGCTTAAAAAGTGCGGCCTTTTTTAGGTTTTTTACGTCTAAAATCATGCTTTTTTCCTTAAAAAAGGGGCCGGTTATGCGCCGGCCCAAAGGGTGCTCTCGCTGTGGTCTCTGCTGTGGTATCTGTTATCCGAATACCCATGTCGGCTTGCCGTTCTGCTTGCCTACTATGTCCCATTTGAGGGTTTCGCTGAGGCTCGGATCCTGCGGTGTGGCGCTCTTAAGTGCGACCTCCATGGTGCAGGTGGTCTCGTCCTGGTACTGGATCAGTAAGCTGATTACGGATCCGGCGTTGGCTGCCCCTATGAGTGCCTGCTGGGTAGCGTCTCCGGTGTAGTGGTGAATTGTGATTGTTACTTCCCCGCCGTCGTAAGCTCCCGGGAGATAGCGCTTAGCGTCCTCCGCGATGCATGACTGGTCTATGTCCTCTACTGAGCCGGCAAGGCCGGTTACTACGGTTACGCCCGGGATAGTTACGTAATTACCGGAGGTGTCGCTGGCGAGCTTGTAGCCGACTAGCGTATTTTTGCCGCTAATGGCATTCTTCGGTGTGGTTGGTGTTAAGGTTGCGGTCATCTCTCTGTCTCCTTAAGCGCTTATTTACTTTGAGATTTTGCTCTGTTTCATTATAGCGCGGATTTTCTCCGTGAGTATATCCTCTATTTGCTTTTTGTGAGCTTGCCATTGCTCGCTGAAAATGTGCCGCGCCTGCTGCTTCTCCGTTCCGAGATCTAGCCAGATCCCGATATAGGTGGCGGGCTTCGGTCTCTGCCTGCGCCGGCCGTCCTTTCCGGTGGTGGTGTATATGGGCTGTATGCCCTTATTGCTCCAGCCGTACGTCGCGTACTGTATGCCGGGGCGCCTGCGGGAGCCCTTCGCGGTTGCGCGTATCGACTTCCTGGCGCGTCCGGTTCGTACCCCATACGCTTCGCGGGTAGCTGAGCGCAGCGCCTGGGCTGCCGGTCGTATAGCTTCGCGGAGGATCTCGCGCTGGATCTTCGCGCTGGTGCGCTTGTCGAATTGCTCGAGGTGCTCCAGCAGCTCATCGAATAGCTTCTCCATGCTGTCGTCGGGGGTTCCTATAATCACGGCAGGCCTCCGGCTAGTGGTCTACAATCTCGGCTTCGAGGATAACCTCCGCGGTCTTTATGTCCGGATCGGCGTCGGTCTTGTATACGATGCTGCTTAGCGTAGCGCCGCGCAGTGTTCCCTCGTTCTGGTTATCGGTCACGGCCAGCGCGTCCACCAGCGCGTCCAGGTCGGCGGTGGTCTTAGCGGCAGCGATCAAGGTAACGACCGCGCTGCGGTAGTAGACCATGTCAAGCTGCCGGTCGCGGTGGCGTATCTCAAGCCGGGTTATTATATAAGCTTCCTCTATTTCCTCCGGAGCCATCGGGTCAAAAGAAATCTTCGCGCTGGCGCTGGCTGTATGTAGCAGCTTTACCAAATCCGCGCGTATTATGGCGACTGGTGTCATGTCGTTGCCTCCTGCACAATTGAGTTGTCAAGCTCGCAGCCTATGATTATATAACCGGTGCTGCGGTCGCATTCTATGCTAAGTATGCGGTAGCGCTTATCGTCCCAGCTGAGCGCCCAGGCGGGGCTTATGCCGGAGCGGTAGCGGATCATAACCGTGTACGTCTCCTGCTGGAGCTCTACCTGCGAGCGCAGGCTCTCGCGGAGCGTGATCTGGCGTACGTTCGCCCAGGCTCCGCCGGCGTCCTCGAAGGTCGTCACGTGGGCGCCGGTGGCGTTGAGTGTCTTTACCGGGCGCAGCAGCTGCACGCGCTTATCCAGGGCGCCCGCTCTCGGTCTTATCGGCATATTACTCTCCGTATAGCTTGTAGCTTATGAACCGATCCAGCAGGTGCGGGTAGTAGGTTGTATATGTCTTGTCCTGCTGGTTTTCTCTGTTTCTGTAGTAGTCGCCTACTGTTACCCGCAGGAACTGCTTTATTTGCGGCGGTATCTTGGCGAGATCGTCGGTGACCGGGTTGTCGTCCGGGTTCGCTGAGTATATAGGGCGCCTCATGTAGGTCTCCGCGTCATCCTGCGCGGTCTCCAGGTATTCCTCCAGTAGCTCGTCCTCGTCGTCTCCGTCTATACGCAGATGCTGCTTTATGTCGTCTATGGTCAAGTATAGCATGGTCTATCCTCCTAAAAAGCAAAACGGGAGCGCTGGGCTCCCGTTCTATGCCCTCGGCGGGCGTGCGCTTATGCCGGTTAAGCAGTAGCGGCAAAATTACCGTAGGCGAGTGCCTTCGGCTGTACGACGGCGAGGTCGAGGCGGCGTTCTGCGCGGATGGTCATAAGGTTCTTGGTGAAATCGTCGCCCTCTCTGTCCATCTCTACGCTCAAGCCTGCGCGCTCGATAATCTTGGCGCCTAGGGCGAAGTTACCCATATGGAATTTGCCCTTCTGTACGGATGAGCTGAGGATCACCGGTGTGCCCCAGATGCGCTGCGCTGGCAGGTCAAGGATGCCAGGGACTATATAATCCTTGTTTACGTTCTTTACGCCGAGTACCTCTACCCAGTCCTGCGGGTTAAGCAGTACCGCGATATTAGTAATGGCGGCTGCTTCCATAGCGCCCTTTACCTTGAGGATCAGATCGATCACGGTGTCGCCGCTTACCAGGCCGGCCGGGGTGATGTAATCGGTATAGTTGCCGCTCTGGTTTAAGCCCTTAAGCTCGCCGCTGCCGGTACCCTGCGCGATCTGGTGGTCAATCACCAGGTTGAGCTGGTATGCCAGGTCGTCGTTAATGAAGCTTACCAGGTTCGCGTCGTCCTGCAGCATCTGCTCTGTGACCTTAGTCCAGCCGGCAATGGTGGAGACCGCGCCGTTCACAATGCTGCCGGAGTAGTTAGCCTCTGGCTTGGCTGCGGCTTCCGCAGTTACTGCGGGGCCGGTGGCTGTTAGAGTGGTGACGTAGCCGTATTTTACGTACTGGTAGGCGCTGGAGTTAATAAAGACGTGGCCGAATAAGCTTTCAAGCGCTAATACCTGGCGCGGATCGGTTATGATGCCGAGCTCGGCAGGTGGTGCGAATGTGGTACGGGGCACGCTGTTGCTGGCCTGGGTAGTTTCCGGAGCGGCTGCGAGGTCAAGCTTGAATGAGGCGTGGCGGTTACCGGCGATCTGTGACTTGAATGCCTGGTATTCCTGCGAAGCTGCGAAGCGTTCGCCGGCGCTCTTAGCGGATGCGGTTCCTGCTACTGGAGCGGCTGCGCCCTGCTGCAGTGCGAATAATTCCTTGCGCATCTTCTCGTTGTCGGCTTTTACGCCTGCGAGCTCGTCCTTGTAGCCGGCCATGGTCTTATTGCAGCCTTCGAGCTGTGCCTTGTAGTCGTCGAGGGCCTTCATGGCGTTTTCGGCGGTCTTGAGTAAGCCGTCGAGCTGGTTTTCTTTTTCATCTGCCATCTTTTAGTTTCCTTTCAGTTGGTTAAAAAAGTGCTGTACTCGATCTAACTTCCGCTGCTGCTCTGCTGCTTTTTCCGCTGCTTCCCGCTGCGCTTTCGCTGTGGCGGCTTCGTCGGTTAAGATTCTTTTACTGGTGCTGATTAAGGCCTTCGCGTCCTTGGCTGACACGCCTGCGTCTCGCAGGTATTCCTCCAGGTCTCGCACGGTCTTAAGCTCTGCCAATTCCTCGGCAGTCTTAAAAGCTATTATACGCGCGTTATTATCCGCTGGAAATGTGCAAAGTGAGATCTCCCTCATGCTCTGTACGTTTTTTATATGGCGGATGCCGTCCGCGTCGTAGTAGAAATCGTCGGCTGCCATGCGTATGCTTACGCTTAAGCCGTCTATGCTGCCGAATTCGATCGCCTTGCGCAGATCCTGCCCCTGCTGCAGCTCGAGGTTAAGCAGCCCCTCTACGTAGAGACCGACCTCGTCTATCTTCCAGGAAGTCCAGCGGCCGCTGGGTACGTCCCAGGCGTTGTGGTTGAAAAACATCTTAGGCAGTACGGCAGCCTTAAGGATATTGTCGTACGCGTGCGGCTCGATGGTGTCGTCGTAGCTGTCTATGCCGCCGAACTTGGAAGCGTAGCCCGCTACAAATCCAGGCTCGCGGGTAGGATCCAGCTGTAGCTGGGTTTTCTGCGTTATGTAGTACATGAGTTACTCCTCTTTTATTGCTTCTGCGGCTGGGTAGTGAGCGGCGTCTGCGGTGTCTGCGTCGGGTCGTTCTGCCCCAGCTTGCTAACTGGGAATAGGTTATTCTGCGCGGTGAGCTCGTCGGCTCCGTCGATGCGGCTGTAGCCGTCCTCGCGTCTGAGTTCGTTTCTAGTTCTGAGGCCGTTCTGCGCGTAGCTGGTCTGCATCGCGATCCTGGTCTGGTCGCTCATGCGCTTAAGTACGCTCGTACGGAATTTTATTTTTATTTCCGGGTCTTGTATAAGGCGGTTCTGGAGTATCTGCTCGAGCTCTACGCACATGGGTAAAATCGTTGTCTCGTAAAAGTAGTTGCTGAGCTCTACCAGGTCGGAAGCCTCGCCGGTAAGCAAGCCGTACGGTATGCCGAACCACCGCGCGAATTCCTGCACGATGAATTCTCGGGTCTGTAAAAGCTGGGTCTCGACCGGGCTTAAGCCCATACTCTGGAAGCGGAAGCCCTGCGGCAGCAGCGGGACGCCGATGTCGGCGTTTTTCATTTCCCGGAAGGTTTTTAAAAATTCCTTAACCTGGTTATCCTTAAGGATCGGGCTGTCGCTACAAAGTATGCCGTTTAGCTTGCCCTTGTTCTTAAAAAGATCCGCGCTGGCGTTCTGCGCCTTGACCGCTTCGTCAAGGGTTGAGCGCGCGAAGTCCACCAGACTGAAGCCCTTGATCCCGTTCCCGATTCCTTTCCAGTGTAGGATCCGGTCTGCCGGATAGGTTACGACCGCGCTGTCCTCCGTGTTGTATACGTACTTTACTACGCCGCCGCCGTGGTTCTCTACGCGTACCTGCTTCGGGTTGAGCGGAGTCAAGGCCGCTATATAGTCGGCGCCGCGGGCGTAGTCTACTCTTATATAAGCGTTACCGTATAATAAATAATCGGTAGTTAGTACCTTGATAAAGTCCGCCGGAGTCATGCAGGCGTTCGGGCTCTCAGTTAGTAGCCTGTGCAGCTCTCCGGAGCGTACGGGCTCCATGTTGCCGTCCTCGTCTATTACGCGCAGCAGGTCGAGCGGCATGCAGCTCATCGCGCGTACTATCTTCTGTACGCATTCCCAGACCGCCGGGATCTGTAGCGCGTTGCTTACCGTCGGCGCTGTCTCCGCCTGGGTGATCGAGGTGTAGGGCGCGTCGCGCTGCGGCCCCTTGTAGTTGCCGAGTAAGCCTTTTATAAAGTCCCACATGGTCGTCTCCTTAGTTGAGTGTAAAGCTGCTCCAGTCTATGCCCTCGCCGGTGTCGTCCGGTCGTCCTGTCGGGTATTCCTGCTCTACGTTGAGCTGGATCGCCTGCTGTAGTGCCATGATAGCGGCGACCACACCGTCTATTTTATCCGTTTTTTTCTCCTTGCGGGGATAGATGTTTTCCTTGGCATCGGTGTGGCATACTACGTTGCCAAACATCCAGTGCAGCACCGGGTTATCCTCGAAGTGCGCGCGCTCCTCGTATATAAGCGCTTGTAAGAATTTCATCGGCTCGCTCATGTTCTTGAGGGTTTGCGGCATCTCTACCATCTCGAGTCCCTCCTCAATTAGCCCCTGGCTCATCTGCGTGGCCTGCATCGGGTCGTATGCCAGGCTTAGCGTTACGTAGTCGCGCGCCTCGTCCCGGATGTGCTCCTGCAGCTCCGCAAGGTTAGTAACTGCGCCGTCGGTGGTGTGTAGGTACCCGTCCGCCGCCCATCCCTCGTATTCCGGGTTGCCCTCGTTGATGACCGTCTCGCTAGGGAGGTAAAAATCCGCCAGGAAGTAGTAGTGTATTACGCCCGCGGCGTCCGGTTTCCAGTGTATCCGCAGTATAGCCGAGATGTCGAGCTTGCTCGCGAGGTCGATCCCGTATATAGCGTATGCTCCCGTGAAGTCCTCCGCCCGCAGCGCCGGATCTATGCAGCGCCGGTACTTCTCCATCTCTAGCCATTGGCTGTCCGAGTTGACCCAGACGTCCAGGTGTTTTGTAAGGTAGTTTTTACGCGAGCTGCTGGAGGTCATCGCCTTCCGGCGGTTACTTAGTATTAAATCCTCGTCGCAGCTTATGCCCCAGTTCGGATTTGCTTTTTTCAGTGCCGCGAGGCTGCGCCAGTCGTCGTCCTGGTCGATGGTGTATATTATCCCGAACATGGTCTCGTCGTATACGCTGCGATCCAGTATGTGGCCTACGTAGCGGCGTACTTCCATGCAGACTCCGTACAAAAGTACGCCGGCGGTCGTTATCGCAAAAAGTAAGCTCTGCGGGCGCTTTCCGAGTGATGACTCTACTACGTCCCAGACCGCGCGGGTCTTGTGCGCGTGCAGCTCGTCTATGACCCCGAAGTGGGTATTAAGGCCATCGAGGGTGTCCGCGTCCGCGCTTTTCGGCTGCATCTTCGAGTTGGTGCCGATTATGCTCATGGAGTGGTTGAAGGTGTCCAGGCCGTAGTAGTCCCGCAGGTCTTTATTTCCGCGCGCCATCGCCAGCGCGTCATCAAAAACGATCCTCGCCTGGTCTCTGGTGGTCGCGAAGCTGTAAACGTCCGCGCCCTGCTCTCCGTCCGCGCATAGCATGTATAAGCTTATGCCGCTCTCGAGGGTGCTCTTACCGTTCCCGCGGGGTACTTCCGTATACGCTTTTCGGAACCGGCGCTTACCTGCGCGCTTCCCTTCCCGGTTTATCCAGCCGAATACCGTTGTTACAATAAAGCACTGCCAGTCCTCCAGGTGTATATACTCGCCGGCCTTCTCTCCCTTTACGTGCGTTAAGCGTTCCAGGAAGGCGCACGGCCGGTTCGCTTTTTTCCGGTCGAAGTCGTACGGGAAATCGCGGCTGTTTTTTGCTGCGCGCTCGAGGTCGCGCTGCTGCCGTTCGCAGGCCAGCTTTACAAACCGGTTAGCCGGTTTCTTTCCTTCCAGTACCTGTTTAATGTACCGGTTGGCCTTTCCTACGTAATCCAGCGCTGCCAATTATAAATCCTCGAATGCGTTTTTCTCTCCGGTCGCGGCCTTGAAGCTGGTAACGCGTGAGCGTGCGGCAGGGGTAAACCCGAGCTCGTTCTCCAGCCCGCGGAGGATCGCGGCCGTCTTGGTTATGTGGTGGAGGATGCCGCTAACCTGTAGTTGCCCGTCCTCTGTCTCTTGTATAGTCCCCTCGCGTTTAATCGCGGCAGCCAGCATCACGAACTGGTCGAAGCAAACCACCCATTGGCAAAATGCCGCGTAATCTACCGTGCTTAGCATGCCCTCTGGTATCTGCTCCAGGCTGAACCGCCATATTTCCTGCGCGCTCTCTGTGAGGTAGTCCGGAGGCAGCGCGCCCTTGAGGTCGACCTGCGGTTGCGGCTCGGCCACCGGCGTGCGGCACTTCTGGAGGGTGCCCTGCAGGCGCTTGACGGCGGTCGGTTTCCGTGGTCGTGCCATCTCTGTGCTCTCCTCTCTCTTTTTTTCCCTGGGCTCCGGCGGGGCTGATTTCTCAGTTTTGCACGCATTTGCGCGGGGC